CTCTACTATTGACTCATCTATTACCTGAAAGTTATTGATAGTGAAATCTGCAGGTATTTTTGAGATGGTTAGTAGTTCGTTGAAGATGTGCTCTACACAGCTTCGTAGTTCCATTACTACATTCTTCTCAAATATCACATAAGCCTGCTTAATGTCTGCACCACCACCTAATGATCCTGTAGTTCTTACACCCATTAAGATAGGATCTATAGTGTGAGCAAAACAAATCTGTTCAGTATTTAGTTGTGATGCCTCCTGGAATAACTTATCATTGCCATTAGTTGGCATGGCTTCTATCTTAGGCAGCTGCTCAGCAGAGTTAGCAAAGAATGCAACAGCTTTACCTGCATTTGCTGCACCTTTCATCCTGTCAATAGTATCCTTGATCATGTGCTTCTCTTCCTCAGACTGTGGCCTCTTAGGAAACATCATAGCAAAGGATGGGAAGATAGAATTTTGGATATTAGACTTAGCAAAGTACGAAAGCTCGCCACTCAAAAACGCAAAATTTAGACAGGAAGTGTACTGGGGCAAAGAATAGTGGTCCTGCCCAATTGACTTAATCTCATAGCAGTATAGTTGCTCGTAATCAGTATTAGCTATATGGTATGGTTTAATCTCTTGTATGCCTATCCTCCTGGACCAGTCATCACAAATAAAATACATTCTTTTATCTGCACTTACTCGCACCTTCTCAGGTGATACATTCTCTATCCTAGTAATCTTTTTACCTTGACCATAGCATATCTTAAAATACACCCTATTATGGATGATGAGCTGCTTAGTGACAGCCTTTACAATATGCTTAAGATTAATTTTCCTTTCAAAAGTATAAAGCTCTAATTTTTCAATAGTAGTTAATAGATCAGTTTTAAGTGCAAAGCCACCACCGATAACTGCATTTGTTTTGAAGTCCACTATGGCCCCATGCAGTGGGCTAGCATAGTACATTTGCACAAGCACGCTAGGGTACAGATTGTCAGAACCAAAATTCAGCCACATATTAGCACTGTACCTACTATCTACATAAGGTAGTGTAAGATTGCCAGGGCCAACAGGCATAAATGGGGTGCTGAATGACTGATATCCCTCTACCACCTCGTGTGTAGTATCTGCTTTCTTAAATATATTGTTATACCATGCCATATTAATCGTATATTGAAGTTCCTACTGGCCCACTTACCACCATTCTACCCTCTTCTATCACTACACCTGTTGATTGTGCAATGGTTAAAGGTAGTACATAGGGTACTGAGCTCTGATAAATTTGATAAACAAATTGCCCTTGTAACAAAGTAATATCTACAGGCTCATTAAGTACAAACAAGTTGTATCTTTCAGGATATAAACTAGTATCTGCAGTAGTAAAAAGCTGAGTGCTAGAAGTAGTATTCATTTCATTAGTGAAAGCAAATAGATAATGAGGGGTGGGTACAGTTGTGACCTCTGTTAAGGTTAAAACTATTTGATTAATAACTCCCTGCTCAATGTATATCATACCTATATTATAGGATAGCTTGTAAATAATTATAAATAAAAAAAGCCCCACATTATGCAGGGCTAAATTTAATCGTATTAAGTCTATTAAGATATACCGATAGCAGCTAATGCAGGAGCAGTCATATTAACCTCATAGGCCAAGTACTCATTTTCCGAAAGCAGTGTAACATTGTATTTGGAACCATCAGCTCTGGCTGTACCTGATCCTTCAGCTACACCTGTAAGTTGTAAGTAAGGGAAGTACCAATAAAGACCATTAGCATCCAATACTACTGCAGTAAGATACTGCTGTCCTGAGCCTAGAATTTTGATAGATCGAGACTTAGCAGCTTCTCTGCGTTGAAACATTAAGTTAATAGTCGCAGTAACAAATGAACTACCATTGATTAAGTCAATAGCAGCATCTTCTGTAAAGTTAGATGTGTTTCTACGGATGTATAAATTTTCAAATAAATTAAGACCTGCTAAAGTGATACCTGTAATAGACCATCCTAAACCTGCAGATGGATCCGTAGGAGTGATGGATGCGATTTCATCCTGTTGGTTTACCCATATTCCATAGATACCCCCAGTGTTATTGTCGCATGATTTTAAAATAGCCTCGAGGGCTTGACATGTTGCTGGCATTTTTTTAAGTTTTATATAAAGGGGGTTGCCCCCCTCTATGAATTAATATTAAGATCCGTAAACGATATCAGTTGGATTAACATAGTTAAATCCTACCTTCATATTTGCACGAGTTCTTAAGTAAGGCTCTGCAACAGTATCAGATAAATTCACTGCACGTAGATCAGATGGATCAGACTCAGCATCAAACAAATAGATAAGATTATCTTTCAATGTGATAACTAAATGGTCATTACTCATACCTGGACAAAGAACTATTTTGATACCTAAGTAAGTCAAAGATAGATCCTGAGTGATATAAGCATTAGTGTTACCTGAAGCTACACCTAAACGGTAGATATTAACCAATTGTGTTGGTAAATAGATACGTAAATCAGCAGTACGGGATGCAATGTTAGCAGGTACTAAAGCAAAAGCAGCCTCTAAGTCAGTTAATAACTGAGCAAAAGTAGGCGTAGGTGTCATAGCGTAAGGGATAACATCTACATCAGCTCCAAGTTGTACCTCGTAACCATCACATAAGTTCAATGGGCTAGCTAATAAACTAGTGTCACCTTGCCATCTCAATGACTCAATAGATCCATTGATAGAGTTAGCCATCTCACTCCAGTAAAAAGACATAAAGTTAGCTACAGTGAAATCACCGTTTGAACCTTGAGCCATTTGTAAAGATACGAAAGACTGCTCTAATTCAAACTGACAAATCTGAGCCATTGCAGATAGAGCACATACACTCATAATCTTTGCAGATAAAGTATCTGTAGGTGCAGTAAAAGCACAGTTAGAAGGCTGTAGGATGTCACCAAAAGTAACAGCTCCTAGAGCTACTTCAAATTTCACTGATGGTAAAGTACGAAAGTTATCTACAATATCAGATGATCCTAAATAAGCCTGTGCATAGAATGCCTCAGCGTTAGGTGTTAGGGTTGCATTAGCCCCATTGTTTAAGTCAAATCTTAGTTTTCTCATTGTTTGTTATTTGTTATTGTTAAATTTAATAAAGTTACTTAGTCTTTGTTGTACGCTTAAAGCCACAACCTCCTCCACCACATCTTGTTGTTCATCCACAGCCATTGACTCTTCCAATTGAGCTTTAAGATCTGCGATCATAGCTACAAGGGCATCAACTTGTTCTGTAATTATCGGGCGTACTATCTCTAGTATTGCCTCAGCATCTAAAGCAGGATCTACAGCCATAGTTTCCTCTTCTACTACTTCCTCCTCTTCTACTACTGTATCTGCTAGTGTGGCCGCAACCACTTCTGCATCACGTATCTCAGTAATCTCTCCGTCAACTACGACATAGATCTTACCATCAATCGTGTGTTCTCCGTCTGGTAATTTGTTCATTTTTATATCTGTTTTTAATTGTGTTACCTCTTTTAATTTCATGCCTAAATATCCCTCAATGCTGAAACCTACCTGGTCATTATCAACCAAATAGTTATAGTACTCCTGATCAGTGACCTGAGCTGTTACCATTAGTGTACCTGTAGGTACTTCTATACCAAAGCTAGAGTATGCCTTATCTTTAGTAGGGTTATCTACTATCCAAGCCTCAAGTACATAAGCTGGCACAGTCTCATTCGTGTCATGTTCTAGATTGAACAGGTCCTTATTAGACATATCCTTCATAAACTTAGAATGAATTTTCTCTATTTCCTCCTTAGTAAACTTAACATAGTACTCTTTGCCATCCTCATCATCCTTCCTATAGATCTCCATTGGGATAAGAGCAGGTGCTACTATTCGATATTTGACATTATCTTTGAATATCATTGGCTTAACCTGGCTATTGAAAGCCATACCCATTACCTTAATAGCAGGAGTAGAGGTAAAAGCAATCTGCTCTATACCTAAGTCCTCCCCATTTTCAGAGTATTCAGGGTCAATCGTAATTTTGTATATTGGTAAATTATCTTTAGCCATACCTATATTATAATTATTCCTATATTTGTAAAAAAATTAACTATGATAACTATTTTAGGTAGGGATATTCCCAACAGAGTGGATGAGATGACTATAGACCAGTTCGAGCTCATCACAGAAATCAGTAATAATCAGAACATTGACCCGATAGACAGGCACCTGCAGATCTTTGTAGCTCTAGGCATCCCTGAAAAGGAGTTTTTTGACTTTGATGTGGCTGATTTCATTACTATTGTCAAGGAGTTCAATGATGGTAATAAGCTAGCTGAGCTTTCTGATCCTGTGACTACCCTAGAGCTAGATGGTTATGCTTATTCGGCAGAGTTCAAACTTACAGTAAGGGAAACAAAGCTAATAGAAAAGATAGCCATTACTAAGCCAAAGGGATACATCTCAGATATACTAGCTGTTATGTTTAAAAGGGATGACCTTACAAATGCTGAGCACTATGCTGAGGCACATCTTAAGCTAAAAGCTAAACTAATCAAGGGCCTTACAGCAGATATAGCCATCCCATATCTTATGTTTATCGCAAATAAAATCAAAGCACAATTACCGCAATCAGATGAGTCTATTGTTGCCGAAGAGGTGGAGTGAAATCTCTGTTGAGAAGTTTATAGAAATATCTGAGATAGATAAAGAGCTAGGAGCTTACCATTATAACAGTGAGATATTTAGTATCATCACAGATGAGCCTATTGAGGACATTGAGGATCTAGAGATAGAAGTGCTTAACGATTATATGGATCAGTGTAAGTGGGCCCTGTCTCAACCATCTAAACAATACAAGCAAAAGCTTTTAGGGATGCAGCAAAAGTCACTAAGTAAGCTAACTCTGTTTGAGTATATTGACCTTGATTATTTTTTTAACGAAAATTATTTAAAGAATATAGATAAGATCTGTGCTATCCTGTACAGGCAGGCTAAATCTAACAGATGGGGTGAGGAGATCCTGGAGCCTTATGATTATGATCTTAATACTAGAGCTGATAAGTTTTTAGATCTACCAATCACTGATGTATACGGTATCATTAATGAGTTCCTAAAGTTTAGGGAGAATTTTTTAAATGTATATGCCAATCTGTTTGGACAGATAGAGGAGATAAGCGAAGAGGATAGGCGTACCCTAGATCCTGAAGAAATAAAAGAAATTGAGCAGGAAAAAAAAGAAAGTAAGTGGAGCTGGGAGCGTATGATCTACGGATTGACTAATGGGGATATAACTAAGACTGAAGCAGTAGGATCTTTGCCTCTTGTCTATGTATTTAATGTGATTGGTATGAAAAAAGAATTAGACATCTAAAGGATAGCCATCAGTCCAGGTATCAGGAGCTGCGATAGGAACAAATGAGTAAACAATAGCTTTTTTACCTCCATAAATTCGAGCTATATCCATGATAGGGTACTTTTGTGTAAGCCATTCAGTATACTGCGAGTAGATTTCAGTAGTAAGCCCTGCAGCATCTAACTCTTTTGTAAACTGTCTAACCAAATCATAGGGCTCTATTACCCCACCATTCCACAAAGTAGCACCATTGTTGAGGTACATAAAGTAATACATGGCAATAATCTCTATTTCTATATTACCTAATGCAGGCACTTTAGCATTGATTCTAATACTATCGAATAGTGTACCCTCTTGAAATAGGCCATTTGCTAAGATTATGCTCTTTAATAACGCTGCCATCTTCCTCCGAGTAGGATACTTGACCATGAAAGTTGCAGATACAGGGTAATTTGCCATCTTATAAGTTTTCTACTAGCACCCCATAACTTTGAGTGTTTGCCGTTAGTGTATTATTCTGAATTGTAAAGTGTAAGTACTGCTGAGTTGTAAAGTCTTTAGATACTATATCAAAGGCTGCTAACTGACCATAGTCAGCATTAGCATTAGAACTCATAGATAGAGCTTTTATACTTCCCGATACACCTCCTATTACAGGCATAGTCCTATAGATAGATACCATCCCTAAAGTAGTTACAGCATTAGTAGCTATTTGAGTGGCAACAATTAATTGAGCATTAGTAGGGTTAGGGAATGGACTCATCCTTATCCTAGTTCTAGGAGCAGCTGCCCCCAATGTAACTACTCTTACAATGAACGAACAGCGTAGCATAGAATAAACTATTGTGGTAGGAATTGCTACAGATATTACATTGATTTCATTAGTTGTATTTGTTACTGTTGTTACTCCTGTAATAGACTGTAGTACAGTCTTATTCTGCTTAGCATTCAATTCAGTTTGTAAATCAGTCTGAGTAGATAGCGTTCCTGTGATACCACCCCATACTGCACCACCACCACTGGCACCTGCTATTATCTGAGCACCTGTAATAGTATTATTGACTTCTACTCCCCCAATTATAGAGGTGCAGTCTAGCAGATCTGTTGCCTGTAAGTTTCCAATATGTGCTGGAGCTGTTTGTCTCCAATTTCCCCACCATCCCATACCTATATTATATTTAAGTTTATATTTAGTTATATTGGCACTGCACAATCAGTCCAATCATTGACAGTAAGCGTGATGCTCATCTGATACCCTGCAGCGTAGTCTAGCAAATCATTGTTGAGTGGTGTGAATGTAGGCATCCCTATCACATCAAAGCTAAAGTCATTACTATCCGTAAAGTAGATAAACAAATCATTAAGGATCTGCTGAGTGTCACTTAGAATTGTGATGATATTAGCTCTATCCTTTTGGATGATGTCGTAGCAGTAAATATCAAAGTTAAATTCTGTAGTGTTCTCTGTAGGGGTAACTCCACTAGGTACGATATACACCAGGGGATACTTCTCATTTGCAGTAGCAAAGTTGTACAGCTGTTCCTTGAAATCACTGCCTACCTTAAAGACTTGCTTATGGGCTGTGTAGAATGCAATGATGTGGTTTGTGATGGCTTGTAGTGAGTTCATTATAGTTCTGAGTTTTTATTAATACGATTGATTTTATCCTGGACTGATGTAACCTGTGACTCTGATACTATAGCTGTCACTGTCATAGATGTATTACCATCTGTAGATGTACCTCCTGCACTCATTGTGCCCCCTGTATTAGCTGAGCCAAATAGCTGAGCTGCTTGAGGTACTACCTGAGAAGTGGATGAGCTTCCACCACCACCTGTATCACCTCCACCACCACCACCACCTGCTGCAGGACTGCTGCTAGGGGATGATAGTATCTGCTTAGCCTTGGCCACGTTGGTAGCAATCTGTATGATCCCTGCTGTGAATTGTGCTATACCTGCACCACCCGCTGTAAGAGCATTGGCAGGGTTAAGGTTGGAAGCTGCCACTAAAGCAGAAATTGCCTTAGCAGTATCTATACCTATTTGTATCAATGCACTGGCCTTGTTGAACTTCTCTAGTTTCTTCTGATCCTTTATAAGCAGCCCTCCTAAACTAGTAAGCCCATCCACTGTATCCTTAGCGAATGATATTTTTGCATCTCGTGATTTCTGAGCATCATCAAATTCCTTTTGCTTAACTGCAGCATCCATATCTCCTATCTTTTTGTCATACTGCTCCTTAAGTTTTGCTAGAGTTTCAAAATTCCCATTAGCTAGCTCCTGGTCCTTAAGATACTTTGCCTCTAGGGCTGACCTTTCAATTACATCGGCTGACTGCAAACTAGCTAACAGATCCTCCTGTACTTTTTGTTTATCTAGTAATTTCTTATCTGCCTCTGCTTTTTCTAGTGCATCGTATTGGCTTTTTAGAGTTTTTTGCTGTTCAGCTGTCAGGGTGAGATCAGCAAGTGCTGCAGCTCGTAGCTTATCATACTTATCCTTTTGTAAAAACAATTCCTTTTCAGTTCCCTCAGCCATTAGCTGAATGTTTAGAGCTGCAATAGTTTCATTTCCTTTCTTGAGATTATTCTCTTCTAAAGTTTTCTTGTCAGTGGCTATTTTGTCTAGCTCCTGCTTCTGCTGCGTAATAGCCTGATCTCTAAATTTTATTTTTTCAGCGGTAGTCTTTTTATTATCGTTTACTAAATCAGCTAATACTCTAGCATACTTCTCATTGATTATAGCTATCTCCCTTTCTGTTTGGTCCTTTATCTGAGATAGCTCGAAGTCTTTCAATGCTCTTGAAGCTGCCAATCTATTAGCTCTATATTCTTTAGCTCTGTCTGCTGCTGCTTTAGCTGCTGCTGCTGCATCGGCTGCATTTTTTTCATCAGTGGCAAGATTATCCTTTGCAAAATTAGCCCTGATTATTTCACGATCATTAACTCCTTTTGATATTAAGTCATTCTCAGCTTTTATATCATCTTTTAATTTTTGCTTTTTCTTTTTTGCGTCATCATCAGTCTGATGTGCAATAGCTTTTAGTGTTGCATAGTTATTCTTTACTCTTTGCTGAGCTTCCTTCTGAGCAGTATAGCTTTTTTCAATCTCTAAGTTCACAGTAGTTTTACCTGCAATCTTAGCCATAGCTATCTCATGATCGTATGCTTTGCCTGTTTCATCTGCCCTCTCTTTACTAGCAGCATTAGACTTCTCCATAGCAGCTGTTACCTTCTCGGCATTCTCATCAGCAGCAAACGAGGTAAGGTTCATCCAATCTGTTAGCATCTTAAAACCTTCTATTAATGCCTTAACTGGTATCATTAGAAAGTCTATAGTTTTTTGTAGCACTCCAAACTTCTGCAGGACCAAAGCAACAGCAGCCACAATAGCAATAGTCACAGCTGCCACTAAAAAATATGGATTCATCAATAACTGTTTACCTAGCGTTAGAAAAGCTCCTCCCACATTCTTGATGGTAGATACAAACCCTGAGAATTGTTTAGTTAAATCTGATGGCTTCAGTTCACCGAGTACCTGCTTTAAGTTTTGCGATTGTTTGGCAGCTGCTGTAAAGTCTAATGCTAATACCGAAGCACTTAACCCCTCAAAGGATGCCTTAGCCTGATCAAGGTTACTACCCTTCTTAAAAGCACCAATGGCATTATTAACTGCAGCTATTTTTTTCTGTACATCACCTGCCCTATCTGCAAGTGCAGCCATTTCTTCAGGGTTAGCAGCATCAGCTATTTGATTTTTTAAATCCTTTAGTTCAGCCTTAAGAGCTGCTATGCCTGTTAGTTTTATAGGTATCTCTACTTCGTTCATTTGCTTAAGGTTGATAGTATTTAATTTCTATTGTTGTGCTATTTAAGTATGCATCTGCAAAGCCTATACCTATTTGTGAGGTAGTCACTGATATAGTATTAGAGCTTACTGTATAGGTAGCAGAGACTACTCCATCATAAGCTACATTATTAATGATTACGGTTATCTCAGCTGATAGTATTACTCCTAAGGCATAATCTTGGATAGCCCCTGTGTAGTTACCTGCAGAGGCCCTGGTCCATATTATATCACCAAAGCTATTATTAATCACATCTGCTGTAGGATCAGCTACACCTAACTGCGTAAGATTAGCAATGTATACTAAGGGAGTGATGCCTACAGCTACATTATTAAAAATGGTAGTCTTGATGCTATCCCCTATAATTACATTCTCAGAAACTATGTAGCCATCTCCTACTACCACTGACTTCGTTCCTCCAACTATTACATTGCCTCTACCCATTACAGTAGCAGTAGCTTGGTTGCTAAACACATTAGTGTTTTGGATTTTCTTAATGTTAATGTGGCTAGCAGCCATTACTTGTATAGCCCCTATACCAGGTAAAGGATCAGGTACATTCGGACCACTAGGACCCATAAATGGTGAAAAGTTAATTTCATTATCTACGCTGATGAGCTCTACCTC